CAAGCCTACGTTAATCACTGTTTTAGCGATATCAGAAGTTGATGGTGTTTGTGTAAAGTAAAAGACTGCATATAAAATCCATAGCGCGAAGACTACCGTCAAATCAATCACAAGTCTACGTTTGAGAGGTGGGTTCATCGCTTCTCTATCTTTGACCCACGTAGCGAAAAGAATCGCCAAAATTAAGATAGTTATTAAAATCATTCTAGTTACCATTTTATTTTGCTTTCTATTTTGTTATTTAATAAAGTAGCTTGCGTTACCACGTGCCGAAAGAGGGTTACTACCAATATCTTCCCCCCACCAAGTAATACTACCATCTGGGTTTATGTCAATATGGAAAATACTATTTCTTCCAACAAGATGACCAATAAGACTTTGAACAACAGCTGGACGAAATGGTTTATCTACCCACGTTCTAGACATCGTTTGTCCTTTTTTTATATTTGCCACACTACCAAGGAATCTAACAATTACTAAATCATCGTTCTTTTTAGTAAGATGCAATTGCAAACCAGGAGCGGCTTGAACTGTCGACATTTGAGCTGGAACATGGATTGAACCTTTAAGTGATATATTATTTGCATAAATACTATCCAAATTACTGGTCTGAACAATTGGTTTAGTGCTTGTTACTCCAGTTCCTGAAGTTACAACAACATCAAAACAAACTTTCAAAACGCCAGAACCATTGTTTATATCAACACGGTTGCTATTATTTGCGGTTTCGGCTGATAAACTGACAGGATTAGCAGTTTGAGTTAAGTCAATATTTGCATGAATGTAATTAACTGAATCCCCTTTTAAAGCTACTGTTTCGTTTAATAGTTCAAAATACCTCCCGCCTGCAACGATTGATGTGTTAACATATTGAATGTTAAGAGCTGTATTTAACGGAATTTTCCAGTCTTTGCGTCTAATCGTTCCGTAGTCCATTCCTGTCAACATCATGTATAGTTTTCCGTCATTATTAGAACCGACCGGGAACTCTGTACCATTTTGACTAAAAAACGTGTAATTTTTAATTGTCATTTTTAACCTTTCTTGAAATTATCTTTGCTTTATCTAAAACTGGGTTATCAGTAATTGATAGCTCCAACAATCTAAATTTTCTACCGCCATAAGGATAACCACCAATTGATACAAATTGGCCGACTTCGTACAAGAGCGTAGTTTCGATTCTAAGAGAGTTTTCACTATTATAGTACACTTTACCATTCAATAACTCTAAGTGGTCTTTACGTAGCTCTCTGTACCCTGTGAAGCTATCTATTCTATATTTGTTGCCATAAGTAGCTACATACTCATATAACATTTGGTTTGTCTCCACTTTCTACAAAAATAAGTCTATCATTGAACTCTGTTTTAACTCTGTCGGCTATGTAACCTGAATATAGTTTTCCTTCGTACCAAACATCGACCAAGTCATTAACATATAAAGGCAAAAATTCATTTTGATTAAAGATTAACCTTGTAACGATCGTGGAGGGAGAAATTTCAGCCTTAATAGCAGACATATCTGGAGGGTTTCCGTGTTCATCTCTATCATAAAATAATGTTTTTGGTGTCCTTATTTCTGGCAAGTCTGTTCCGTCTCCGCCATAAGTACTATAGTCAATGACATCTCCATTTTTTTTTGCTGTGTACATTTTAGGAGGGTCTGTATAGTCGTCTGTTGCCTTATTTTTAACAAACACAACAGCGAAATTATGAGCTGAACGTTCTACTATTGTTTCCGTGTCCATTGTCACGTTTTGTTTAACATCTACTCTTGTCGTTATTCTATTTCTATTCCAGTTTCTTGAGGCAAAGTTAATAAATAACAAGTTTCTAGGGTCTGTTTCAGACGAAGCATGTTGAATAGTCGTAGTTGGTTGAAATTGAACCTTTGAAAATATCCTTTTTGCTACGTCATGAGCCGATGAAGTTTCTGCTTTACGGTTAATTGTAGCCTTTCCAGCAAAGACAGTTGAATTAAAGAAGTACCCATAACTCATTAAATCATTTTTATTAGGGTCAATTAAATAATCAATGATAGCAGCGTTTGTCTTTGTCGTTTTAGTTATTGCGTTTGGAACATCTAAGCTTTCAATCATTGCCCAAAAATAGTTCTTTAATGTGGCTTTGTTACTTTCATCTACATCTGTCACAAGGTAAACCATATCTAAATTTAAGTTTTTCTTTTTACCTAGAGCTTCCTCGATTGGAACAACTTCAGGAAATAGAATTTGAACAATATCGCCAACTTCTACTGAAACGGTCAATGTAGCTGATGAAGTGAAAAGGTAACCCGTTTCCCACAATTCATAGTCAATAACTTGACATCTTGCCTTTGGTATTGGTAGACCTCTTTTGTCTTTTTTACCATTAGGAAGAGTAAAATCAGATATATTATAATAGTTAGGGTTAAAGTTATCATAAACGTTAGCTTCTAACATCAAATGAAGTCTGCCTTTCTCTTAATTTTAAACTCTGCCTTGGTAAGGTTGATTAGCTCCATTTGGCCTTTTTCAATTATACGAGTTCTGTATCTCTCGAAGTCCATTACAGGGAATAGATTCAATGGAGTTGTACCGTTCCAGCCTTGATAAATTTCATCATTTACATCTGTATTGATTAAAATATAGTTTTGCAACTGTTCCGTCTTAAATACAATTGCAGTATATTCATTTCCAATATCGTCTAAAAATCTAACTCCAGTAGGTGTTTTAGGAAGTTGCGGATATAATATCCCCGTAAAACTAAATATTTCATCTTTTATATCCCAGCGGCTTAAGCGATCTATGTCACTTTCCCCATAATAAGTGTAAGAAATTCCTTCGACATACTTATAACTTCCTGGTGCTGTTCCACCATAAATTTTAGACTTACCAGAAAGAACTTGACCATTTTGAATTTTTTCAAAAGTTAAGTTTTCGTAAGTGTACCACTTTGTAATTATATCAAAAGTTATCTTTTCGCTGAAAGTTCCGTTCTTACCGTAACCCTCTGTCTTTGTGACATCTGCTAAAGCTAAGTCAGCATATACCTGAAAAATCTCTGTTTGATATTCAAGTGTAACGAATTTTTGGTTAAGAATGTCGTTTATGAAGTCTTTCATTAGTTGATAGTTTTCTTCCAAACTTTCGCCAAACGTTTCTAACTTAAACTCTATTTGAGGTTGAGTGATCGAGCGAGTTCCCATTACTCCGATACCATTGCTTTGCCAAATGTTATTAGTTGATTGTAACCCTAAATTAGAGGGCTGGTAAAATCTAACTTTTCCATTTGTAACGTCCCAAACTTTATCGCCTGTTCCGTCTAAGTTGGTATGTATTTTGTACTGTCTTACCATTAAGCCCTCCCTAGGTCAAATTCTCGTCTGATTGCACGTGCTAAGTTAGAAACATCTTGACCAGCACCGCCTTGTACGTTGAATGTGTTATAAGTTCTATTATCGCTTGATACGCTATTAGTGCTTAAACCGTAACCGCTAGAAGATAAGTTGACATCTGTTAAGCCTACTACCATTGAACCTCTGAACAGTCCACTGGTTTTTTTAGAAACTCCATTAATTGCGCCACTAATTTTATTAATTGCGCCACTAATTTTATCTAAAGTTCCTGAAATACCACCTAGAACATTATCAACTAATTCTTTAACTCCCCCAAATGCCTTAGCAAAGAAGTCACGAACTCCACCAAACACTTTCGTTATAGAATCCCATGCCCCTTTAGCAATATCTCCTAAAGGTCCAAGTGCGTCACTCACTGCTTTCTTAGCTGAATCGAATGCATCGCCAAACCATGAGCCAACTGAACCAAATGCACTTTTAATTGAATCCCATGCCCCTTTAGCAAAACCGCCTAAAGTACCAAGTGCGTCACTCACTACTTGCTTGGCTGAATCGAATACACCACCAAACCATGAACCAACTGTATCAAATACACCTGTTATTGCGTCCCAAGCGCTACTAGCAAAGCCACCTAAAGTACTAAATACACTTGATACAACACTTTTGACTGCATTAAATATTTCACTAAAGAAACCTGAAATTGCACTCCATATTGATGAAACTACTCCCCAAGCACTAGAAGCAAAACTTCCGATTGCACTGAAAGCACTAGATACGACTCCCCTTACAGCATTAAATATGCCACTAAAGAAGCCAGAAATAGCACTCCATACTCCGACTAGTACATTCCAAGTTGAACTAGCGAAGCTACCAATTTCATTGAATACTCCACTAACTACATCACGAACAGCATTAAATATTCCTCCAAACCAAGAGCTTAAACCTTGCCATGCGACGATAACTAATTGATAAGCACCACGGATTATGGCTAATATAACTTGGAAAGCCAAGTTAATAACAGATAAAACTAGGTTAAATATAGATTGAAAAAGTCCAATTAATGGTCTGAAAGTTGTAACGAACCATTTATAAGCACTTGTTACTGCACTAGCTATTTTGGCGAAAGCATTAGTCACAATTGTGACTATTCCATTCCATAATCCACTAAAGAAACTACTAGCTGCATTGAATACACCTGAGATTCTTGACCAAGCACTAGAAGCAAAGTTACCAATGGCACTAAAGACATTTGCTACAACATTTCTCACACCATTAAATATTCTACCAAAGAACCCTGTAACTCCAGCCCATGCTGTTTGAATTCCAGTAACAACAGTTACCCATAAGGTAGTAAAGAATGTTGATATTCTGTTCCAAATATTTTTAATGGATTGTATAATTCCGCTAAACCAATCAACTAAGCCTTGCCAAATGCCTTTTGCTCCGTCAACTACGCCGTTCCATATATCAGCAAACCATCGACCAATACCGCTAAAGAATGAAGCCACGCTATCCCATGCGCTCTTCAAGAAGTCTACAAAATCAGCCCAAGCCTTTTTACCTGTTTCGGTTTGAGTAAAGAAGTAAATCAGCCCAGCAACGACCGCTGCAATTGCGGCTGCAATCAATACATAAGGATTTACACCAACAACCTTATTGAAAACCTCCATTGCGCTTGTTCCTGCTTTAATTGCCGTTTGCAACTTTTCAAAAGCACTGATAGCAGCGACTATTCTAGTTCCAATTTCAAAAGCCACAAACCCTGCAGTTAAGGCAACTAAAGCCGCTTTTGTAGCGTCCATCGCTCCTTTACTTTCACTAATCTTTTTAACGAAATCAGCTATTTTGGCAGTAGCTTTTTGTAAAGACTCCGCTAAGCCCCAAAGCACTTCCATTGTGTCGCCAATTGCGTCCGCGCTACTTTTAGGAGCTTTTTCTAAAGGAAGAAATGACTTAACAACATTTACTATTATGCTTCCTACTGAACCAAGAATTGATTTTACGTTTTCCCAAACTCTACCAAACTCTGTTAATGTTCCTGATACTTTTAATTCTTCCCATAATGTCGTTACCCACTTAACAATGTTTTCTAAGGCTTTACCGGCACTTTCGCCCCAGCCACTCATTTTATCAATTAAGGAACTAATAATAGGTGTTAAAGCGTCTAAAGTAGGTAGTAAAGCAAGAGATAACGTTTCATTGAAACTATCCCAAGCGTCCCCAATAGTCGTTACTCCTCCACCACCTGCTTCACCAAGTTTTTGCATAGCCTTATCTAGCATTTCAACTGATATAGCACCTTTTTCACTAGCGGCAGCAAACGAACCATACTGTTTTAACGCTGGGTTCATTTCCATAACAGTCGATTTAAGCGCTGAACCAAGAGCTGTGTTATTATCTGTTAGCTGATTAATATTTTCAGCAGTAACTTTTCCAGCTGCTGACATCTGACCGTAAGCCTGAACTACACCTTTAAGGTTTTCTCCAGTACCGCCAAACGCTTGGTTAGCCTTTACTAGTGCTTCTGTTTTACCAACAGCCTTCTTAGCACTATCTCCTAAACCAATGAATGTTGTTGAAAGTTTAAGAGTATCTTCAGTATTTGCGTTTGTGTCTTTAGCAAGTGTTTGCATAGATTTGCTTACATAATCAAAATCTTGCCCATTGCCTTTGAACTTCATTGTATTTTTCAATGAAATCATGGCTTTTTGAGTATCCATTGCGTCAGATGCCCAGCCTTTTAAGCCATTACCGACAGCACTAATAGCACTTGAGCCAATTTGCCTGAATACACCAACAGCAATCTCTCTAAGACTGCTAAAGCGTGACTTCATTCCGTCAATTCCGCTATTTACACCATTGGTATCCATTTTAGCTTCAATGTTCCAAGAGCCTGAACTAATAGCACTCTCGACTTGCCTAATTTCGCCCTCTAGCCTGTTAGCTTGTGTTTCTGCTGTGCCTAAGTCTCTGGTAAGTTGTAGCCATTTCTTTTGACCTGCTGGCGAGCTTTTGTCAACTGTAGAAAGTTCTTGTTTTAATTTTGTTGCTTTGTCACGTGATAAGCTCAACTGCGTTTGTAAATTCTTTTGCAATTGTGCCATTTTTTCGGTATTTGTGGGGTCAAGTTTTAGAGCTTCACGTAAGTTTTTAGCTTCTCCTCTAAGCCCTGACATTGCGGTATTAACGCCTTTAAGAGAGTTCTCGAATTTCGTTGTATTACCGTATATCTCGACCTCAAATGTTGCATTACTTGCCATTACATACCCTTTCTTTTACGCCTTTTCTCTTTTTCTTTTTCCTCTTTCTTCTTCTCTGCAATAAGTTCAATTATTTTATAAACTAGTTCTAGTTCCATTTCCATGAACTGCGTTATATCAATTTCGTTATTACCTAAAATAGTCAAAAGTTCTAGAGTTTTATTTTCCTTTACAGTATCTTTCTTTTTCTTAATCAATGAACTAGAAGAAAAGAAGACCATATCGTCTTCCGTTTCCTCTTTTTCTTTAATAAAAACAGTTTTACAGAAGATATTGATTAACTCGTTAGTTGTAGGAAGCTCTGTTTTGTCGTCTAAGGCATTTTGTAGCCCTCCGTTACAATCTACCCAAAGTATCAACAACTTGTCTGTAAAGCTCTCCATTTGCTCTGTAAAGTCATCAGGAATATATCCAGCGACAAAAGAATTTTGTAAGTCTGCAAAGTCTTTTAAATCTGTAATAAAGTCTGAACCAGTTAGTTCTAAATATCTAATTGCATGTTTTAAAATCATTTACAGTCCTTTCAGCTCATTAAATTTCTTTCTGCCACAGTTCAACTAGTTCTTTGAGCCCTTTACCGTCAGTATCGAACTCAAAGCTAGTACGAAAGTCTGCAAAGTCGCTTTTAGCTTTTACAATGTTATCTTGAAAAAGTGCTAAATATAAACCATATTGAACGAATTCCATTACATCAGTAATTTCTCCGTCTTCTTTTTTAAGCTCTGTATCCATTGCTTTTTGTTGTTGAAAAAGGTCTTTACCTGTAATCATTTTAAATTTACGTGCTGTACTCAATTGTTTTGCCATTTTATTTTATATCCCTTCACTTATTTATTAAACAGCTTTGCTAGTTAACACTGTATCAGGTTGCATGATGAATAAACCAGCTTCCATTTTCTTAGCGAAGTCTTTTGCTTGGTCTCCCCAAATTTCATATTCAATAGCAGGAACTTTTTTGCCATTATTCAAATAAATATCTGAATCAGTTGCCTGTACTGCCAAAGTCCATTGAATAGGATCTACGCCGTCTACTGATTCTGTTTCTGATTCTTTTGTTGCTTCTGCTGTTGGTCTCAAATTTGGATAAACGACTACACGGTAACCGTCAATAAACTCTCCTGTAACTTTATCACGTTTGCGCCCTTTAATAAGGTACTGAACACATTTCGTTTTCCAATTACCAGTAGGAGACCAACCTAAGCCATTTGCTGTTCTTTGTTGACCTAAAATATCTTCTTTAAGCGCTTGGTCTGTTTGAATAAATACCATTTCCCCTTGAAGTAAGGTAGCCCCTTTTTTCACTCCATGGTCTGGTACGTCATCAGCTGGATAGCTGTTAGTTTCCGCTTGGTCTTCCATTTCGCCAACTGATACTAAACCAGTTACAATTTTATGGTTAGTGAACTCTGGTTTTCCGCTACTTCCCTTAGCTATATCAGCTACGATTAGAGCTTCATTACCAAAGAAA